CCACATGGCGTCTGAACCGATGCGGAACCCCGTGCGAATCGGCGCCTTGTAGTAGAACACGCAATCCTCGATCCGATTGGATTTGCTCGTATTGTCCAGCACTAGGCACTCATAGTTTTCCGTACAGGCGTTCATCACCTGGCAAAACATGTCGAACGTCGGAAAGACGCCGAAGAATGACTTGTACAGCCGCTCGCGATTCTGAATCACATTCTCGCGCAGGACAAACACGTAGTCGACGTTGGCACGCAGATCGGGCGACAAGTCCATACAGTACTGCATCGTCAGCATGAAAAAGAGTTTCCAGTGACGGCCGTTCATGAAGCATTGCCGGATGCATGTATCCTTCATGAATGCCTTGTCGTACATGCAATCGTCCATGAGGAGAAAAGCACCCGTCTTGCGTCCCGAGCCGACGATGGTTCGCTGACGGGCAAGCACCTTTTCGATCGCCGATTTGTTGTAGTCGCCGTAGATGAACAGATCGGGCACAAACTGTTTGTAGTAGTGGTTCCCGTCCTCCGTGCCCGACATGACGATCCCGACCGGCAAGTGTCGCTTGTAGTACATGATGTCAGTCACGAGGGTCGACTTACCCGTGCCACGCTTGCCGATGAAGACACACACCTTGTCGTCTGCGATGGTGCTTGGGTCAAACTTCCTGAGCTGGAGATTTGCCGCCATTCCTGATACCTTCGGGTATTTTTCCAGAGCGTGTCAAGCGCGCCGTAAAAAACCGTGCCTAGTGTTAGATGTCGAGTGCCAACATTCGACTTGCAGCGCGTGGCGAGCAAGATCTGTGGCTTACAGGAACGCCCAAGCAGACGTACTTTTTGGCGCTGTACAAGCAGCGTGAACCCTACGTACTCGAGACGTACGAAGTGCCTTTCGATACGACGAACGTGCCATATGGAACCACTGCGTCGTGCACCCTACCAGCCAAGGGGGATCTCATGCACAAAGTGACGCTCAAGTGTACCCTGCCAGCCCTCTTCTATCGTAAGACTGGATGGTGTTACCCCGTCACGTCGACATTGTTCCAGCCGTTCATCTACTTGTTTGACTCGGCCGGGAACGTCATTGAGTTTCTCCAAGTTCGTTCGAACCAAGCATTCTATTCAGCAGCCGTGCGTACGTGGGTTCCCGTGTCGACCAACCTGACGTCAGTCGGGTACGACGGCACGCGTCTGAGATACACGACGAGCGCCACGGTGGCACGCATAGGCTTTTTGGCAACCGACGCTTCATTCTTTGGATTCGATGCCAACCTGGGGACCAAGTTTGGTCTGACTGGTATCGTCACATATACTGCCGCGACGACTGGTCTACTGGCCCCATTCACTCTGGAGCAGAGTGGCTGGGTTCCAGGGTTTGTTCCCCCGACCGGCCTGAGCTATGTCGATTCGGTCGGCACATATATCATCAAAACGGCTGAGCTCTTGGTCGGTGGACAGACGATCGACGTGCTGTCCGGTGAGTACATCGACATTCGCCAAGACCTCGAGGTTCAGTACGAGAATCAGGCGGCTCTGCTTCTGCTCAACGGTAAAGGCGACACGAGCACGATCCAGCTGGCCCGGACGTACTACATCACTCTGCCATTCACGCCCGAAATGGACCTGCCGATCCGGGATCTGTTTCGTCAGGATGTGCGCGTCAACGTGTCATTCGAACAGTTTTCACGTCTGACGTCGACCGACGTGCCCCTGAGCGGCTATGGGTTTTCGAACGCCGCGTCGTGCACAGTCATCACGGTGCCAAATCCGACGCTCTTTTCAAACACGGCGTGCTACGACGGCTCGAACGTCTACGTCTTTTCGTACAACACGTTCGGGCTTTTCAACCCCAAGGAGTCATTTGCCCTCACCTCATTTCTGCAGCTGGGTGAAGCCGGGCCCAACTCAATCACCGAAGCGAGCTTCGTACTCAACGGCAAAGTGTACGCCGTCACGACCGATCAGTATATCGTGGCGTTCCCGGTCATCAACAACGACACGTTTGCGACATTCCTCACCACGTCATACACCGTCTTCCCGGTGGGCCCGACGCGCCGGGCCGCCTGTTCGGACGGCCGGTACATTTATGTGTACGCCGGTAACAATGCACAGGCGTCCGGGACGAACATCGTGTACAAGTTTGACACGCAGAGTCTGACGGTCGATTCGTATAATATGACAGGTGTCACCATATCAACCGTCACGCTCACCAACGTCAATCTGCAAACGGCACCCGCATTCGACGGCCGGTCCGTCTACTTCACGGACAAGTACCAGTCGACATATATTTTGCGCTACGACACGACGGCTTCATTCTCGACCACCGGTTCGTGGTCTCTGATCAACTACAGCTCGTTGCTCTCAGTCGCCCAGCAAAACTTCTTGGCAGCCATCTTTGACGGCCGGTACATGTACTGGATCACGGACACGCAACAGTCCACGAATGCGGTGACGTGGCTTCGCTACGATACGACGCTCGTATTTTCCAGTGCTGGATCGTGGCAGACGTTTGTCATTACAGGCGTGTCGGGTGTGACGACCGCCGCACAGTTCCGCTCACCCGTGTTTGACGGCCAGTACATTTATGTGTCGTCGTCGAGCAGCCTGCCCATCTTCCTACGGTACGACACGACCAAGGCCTTCAATGCCGCAGGTTCGTACGACTGGTTCAACTATACGACCGGTGCAAAGTCTGGGGGTGGTGTGGCGACTGCGGTTCAGATTGGAGGCACGAACACGTTCAACGTCAACGTGTTTGACGGCCGGTACATTTATAGTCTGCCACTCGGCACGTCGAACGTGCTCCGCCAAGACACGTCGACGGTCATCGCACCTACAAGCCTCCAGACGTCGCTCATCGTCGATTACGTGTCCGGGCCGAACAAGACTCAAAACAAGCCACAGGAGTTTATAATCAGCCAGACGTCACTGACTCAGTCGGCCGATCCGACGTTCCGACTCGAGGTGAATGCGCCCGTCAAGGAGGTGTTTGTCGTGAACCAAACGCCGGCGAGCGCACCTGGTCCGTACGCATACAACGTTCTGCCGAGCATCGATCTCCGGTTCAATGACGAAAAGGTGTTTGACTGGACGTCCCGGACGATCGAGCCGTACATGTACCACTCGACCATGCCGCAGCGTACGATGTCGCTTATTTCGTTCTCACAAGAACCAGAGGCGAACGGCAAGGTGGCCGGGAGCGTCAACTTGGCGCGCATGCGTGACATTCAAATGACTGTGCCGCTGGCAGCAAACACATTCACGCGCGTGTACACACGCTCGTACAACGTGCTCCGGGTCGAGAATGGGATCGGCGGTCTCAAGTTCATGTCGCCGCCGTTCAAAACCATGTACCAGCCGAACAGCCGGTGGATCTACACGTCGAACGTCGTCACGACGGAGGCCGTATCACTTCCGCTCTCAGGCAACGCCCTTTCGGCATTCCAGATTGGGGGTATCGGTGCAGGAACTGGGCCAGGTGATGGTTCGACGACATCTCCGACGACGATCCCGGTCCAAAAGATTGTGGCTGACTCGAACGGCAACATACACGTCACGGGTACGTACCGCGGAAACCCGATTGATTTCGTCGGCCAAGGCGTGACGGACCCTTGGTACTACGGAACGCCCGATTCGTACATTGCCGTCTACAATTCAGCCGGGGCGATCGGTAGCGTCCAAAACATCACTGGTGCCCAACCGGCACTGTTTATCGCAAACATCACGGGGTCGACACTCACGGTTGGCGGAGTGTCTGGGTATATCATGATCGGCACAGCACGTTTCGTCGACGGGACGACGTACATCACGGGTCAATCGAGCGGCACGGCGGGCGGCGTCGGCACGTACACACTCAGCGCAACGCCGCTGTACCAGGGTACAACTGTGTTCGCATCGGGTGGAACCGTGACATCGACGACCGTGACGGGCGTGGCAATCAATGGCACGAGCGTATACGTCACCGGTTATTACTCGGGCGGACAGACTGCCATCAACGGTACCAACACGTTCATCCCACTTCCGTCCCCTGCATCTGGTGCATCAAACATGTTCCTGGCCAAGTACAATTTGCCGTCCACTGGATATTATCTCGTGTGGGCGACGTATGGTGCGTCGGCGACAGCGTCGTCCGTGTGTAACGCACTCGCGATTGCGGCAGACTCTGAGGGGTGTTACATTACGGGCAACTTTACATCATCCTCCGGTGTGACATTCTACAACGCCGATACGACCAGCGTAGCGAACGCGACACTCACTGCGACCGTCGGTACGCGCGATGGATTCCTTGTGAAATTTAACACGATCGGTACGCCACAAGGGACTGCTCGCATGGCTGTCGCGTCGTCGACGGTAAACTCGACCGGTATCGCGTGTAGTCCAGACGCAGGTGTGGTTGTCGTGGGTTCATGGACGGGTGCAACTGCACTCAACGTGTACAATTCGGCAGGTGTCACGACGGCGATCGGCGGGTCGACAAACAACAAAGACGCCTTTGTCGCCAAATATACGACGGCTGGCGGTGTCACGTGGGTATCGCGTATCGGTGCAGGTGGTCAAGGGCCCATGTCTGTTGCGGTCGCACTCGACCGGTCGATCAATGTGACGGGCGGCATACTCAACGGTACATGGGCACTTTACACTCAACCTGGTACAGCGAGTGCAGCCTCGACGGGCGCAATCGCAAAGTCGTGTGCGTACGTCGCCAAGTGGGACTCGGCCGGTACGGGACAATGGATCCAGCTCATCACGACCGATTCGACGAGTGCAAACTACGGTCTCGGTATCGCAGTCGATGGGTTTGCCAACGTGTTTGCGACCGGGCTCATGTTCGGCACGACCACCTTTGGCGGAACCAGATCATTCACAGTGAATGGCCAAGATGGTTATGTCGCCAAGTATACACCTGCAGGTGCACTTGCATGGGTTTCCCAGATGGACGAACTCGCGAGCACAAACCAGACATTCTGTGGCGCTGTTTCGTACGATCGGCGAGCCGGCGTACTTTGGACGACCGGATCGTTCAATTCCGTGACAAACTTTTACGACAACAACTCGACGACGAGCGGTCTTGCGCTCGTTGCACGTGGCACGTACGACACATTCGTCGTAAAATATTCTGCGTAGACACCAGAGATGCAGGCAGCCCCTGCACAGTTTGCGACACAGACTATCCGTGTCCAATTCGACAAGGACATCTCATTCGGAAACGATGTGACCATAAGAATTCCCAAGACGGGCGATCTCGTCAATACGATGTTTCTTAGGGTCACATGGCCGAGCGATCTCGCCAGTGCAGTGCTTCAACCGTCGGTCGGCACTGCGATGCTGAATCGGATCGAGCTCATGTACAAGGACCAGGTGCTCGAGCGACACTACGGTGAAACCATGAACATGCTCAACGAAATTACGGTTCCTCAGGCGAAGCAATCGGCACTGACGTCACTGGTCGGCAAGGGCCTCACGAGCAATTTGGCTTCCTACTTTATTCAATTGCCGTTCAAACCCGTGCCGATCATAGCGCTAGACGAACCGCCCAAAGTGCGCGTCGTTTTCAACTCGTCAAACGCATTCTCGAACGTCATGTCGTATACGGGTGCTGTCAAGATGGACCTCTTTGTCGATTACGTATACGTGTCCAAGGCGGAGCGCGAGTACATGACGTCGACGCCGCTTTCATACTTTACTCAGACGTTTCAGCTCGTCCGTTTCCGCATTCCGTCCAGCTCATACCAAACGACATACTCGCTCCTGACCCAGTTTGTGAACAGCGTTTCGGAGCTTTTCTGGGTGATCCAGGCTGACAACGCATCGAACGTCTATGACTACACAAACACGGGCGGGACCGACCATCTCGTATCGCTGCGCCTAATGGGTGACATGAATGACATAATTACGCCGGACTACGCGACACCGTTGTATCTTCGCGTTGTACAGGGGTTTGAGTTTCACACGCGCGTGCCTGACAGTCAATTTTACATGTACTCGTTTGCGATCTCACCCGAGTACGAACAGGCAACCGGATCACTCAACTTTTCGACGTTCGATGTGCAACAGCACGACCTGACGCTGACGCCATCCAACTATGGGCGTGAAGTGCGCATCTACGCCCGCTCGTATAACGTGTTTCACATTCAAGACGGTATGGGCCGCGTACTGTTTCAGGCACAAGAGGCGGGGCCTGTCACCGGTACGATCAACGGCATCACGACCGGTCAGGTGTTCCCGGCGCCGGGGAACGGCGTGTTTTCGCTGTACTACACCGGCACTGGTGGTACCGGAGCTCTCGGTGGGACGGCAACGGTGGCTGACGCTTCCGGCAACGTGTATACGTGCGGCACGTTCAGCACTGGGACGATGGCTGTGTACAACAAGAACGGAACGCTCTTCAACACGTACACAAAGTCGACCGGTTCGACGAACACGGCTTACGTGGTTCGGTACGATCAGTCCGGTACGGCAAAGTGGGTCGTTCTCGCCGGTGGACCCGGGTCGAGCATCGCGAACGCAACCGCTTTGCGTATCGATTCGTATGGCGACTTGCTCGTATCCGGTACAACCTACTCGCCGACGATCACGCAGAACATCACGGTGTACTATGGTGCGACTGCCGGCGGTGCGAATGCGGGAACGCCATTCGGGACGGTGTTTGCGACGACCGCCAACACGTACGACATGTTTCTCATGAAAGTGAATACCAACACGTCCCAGCCTCTGTGGGCCCTTCCGATCGCCGGGACTGGAAACGGATCGGAGGGTGCCGACGCAAACCTCGCTTTGCCGGCGTACAAAAATCTCCTCTCGCTGTCGAGCGACTTGGCCGGTAACGTGTACGTCGCATTCACGTCAAACTCGACCGCAGTCACGACGAGCGGCGTGTCACGTACAGGTACATTTCTACCCCCTTTTTCCACGTACGCGACAGCCTGTGCGGGCAGTCAGGTGTATTCACCGAACGTCTACCTGGCACAGTTTGCCAAGGGGGGTACCTTCAACTGGATCTCGGGTGTCGTAGGAAACCCGTCGGGCAACGTGTTTGTGACGTCGACAGCCACATCCATCAACGGTCTGACGGCCGTGACGGGCTATTTCACGTCGAACATCTTTTCGCCATTCAATACTGTCGGTGCACTGAGTTCGGGTTACCAACTCACGCGCGCCGATCTGAGCAGCGCCGGTGCTCCATCCGCCGTGAATGTCAACCTGCCGACCGTGAACAGCTTCGTGGCGACGTATACGAGCGTCGGCAACATCCAAATGCTCGCCCAACAAGTGAGTTCGAACATTCAATCGCTCGGTGTGACGTACGACGCGGCGTCCAATGTCATCATGTGCGGCACGGTCCGCGGCACCGGTGTAATCTTTTACAACACGGCTGCAGCGACGGCACCACCTGGTGTGTTTGGCAAAGGGCCGATCCTTTCAACACCGACCGACACGGACACGTACGGATTCCTGGCCAAATATACGGTTGGCGGTTACCCGGTATGGATCACACCATCCGGGATCGGAGGTGCAAGCGGTCTCACGGTATTGGCGGGGTGTGCGAGTGACGCATCAAGTAGTGTGTACGCGTGCGGCTTTTACACGTGTCCGACGTGCACGGTCGGTGCCGCGTCGTTTACGCGTCTCGGAACACAGGACGCTTTCGTCGTCAAATACTCATCCACCAGTGCATACGTTTGGGCTGTTCAGATCGGATCTACTGGTTCGACAGTCGCGTGTCGGTCGATCGCCATCGACCCATTGACTCAGAATGTCGTCGTGTCCGGCACATACACCGCCGCGTCCAACCAGGTGGTCGTGTACACGGTGAGCGGCGTACCGTCCGGTGTGACACTTCCAGTGACGTCGGTCGCCATGCCATTCACTATCGAGTTAAAGGCGACATGAGCTATTAAAGCAATGCACTTGTGCGTCGTGACTCGTAACAAGTCGATCGCGGCGACGACGCTTCATGCCCTCATGAACATCAACATGCACGCCATGCAGAAGGGGCTTCACGTCGAGGTTCACTTTGTGAACGACCTGACCAGCCTGCCAAAGCTGATCAAGACGGGTGAGCGAATCGTCTGGTTTGACTACGCGTCAAACATCGATGAGGAAACATTACCAAAGTTGTGCGAGCCCTTCGAGAAGGACATCAAGGTGATGGTGTGCCCGGCGGTCAATGAGGGTGTCGATTGGGAGATGTTCCGCAAAAAGACGCTTGCGGGCTCAAAGGAGCCGGTGCATCAGCGTGGTCTCACGTTCGATACCGAGGTGGGTAAGAAGTGGGCCGACGGAGTGTACGAGGTGACCAAGTCGGCTGCGCGCGTATGGGCCATGGACTCGAAGCCGGTTGATAAGAAGCTCCGTGGTGAAAAGATGCAGATCAAACTCGCGACCGAGTCGTACGAGGCGCTGTTTGGTCAACTCACGCGTCTGGTCAAGGTGGGTGCATTCACAAAGGCACAGGTTGTGTGTCACATCATCCACGAGTGTCCAGGGAACATCCTCGAGACACAGTCGATTCGGGTAGGCAACTGAGCTTAGAGCGAGCCGACGATGAAGAAACAAACGACGAACGAATGGGCGAAGCCCTTGCTCTCCGGACATTTGTGAATCGGGTCTGGTGCTTTGCACCCGACTCGACGTATTTTCCAGGTCCTCAGCCTGTTTCAATTGAGCGGCAACACTTCCCGCTTTTGAAAAAGTCTGCCTACCTCGCATGTCACAAAATGGATGGTGTGCGCCACCTGCTCGCATGCTGTGATATCGACGGCGTCAAGCGCGCCGCGCTCATCGATCGCACATTTGCCGTACAGTTTTACACGTACACGTTGCCAAAAGACACTCTGCTCGACGGCGAGCTCGTCACGCGGCTGAGTGACGGCAAGCAGGTGTTTCTGATTCACGATGCAATGATGATTCGCGGCGAATCACTCATGCAGATGCCCTTGTCCGAGCGGCTCATGAAGGCGCGCGCGCTCGTCAAGACGATCCTGACCAAGTCGCCGTTCGTGACGGTGGTCAAGGAGATGCGCATGCTGGCCGACATGAAGAACCTCGAGGTGCCTCCGTACGAGACGGACGGATTCATTTTCACGCCGATGAACGAGCCGGTTCGATCGGGCACGCACGAGACGATGTTCAAGTGGAAGCCGCGCGAACGCATCACGATCGACTTTCAGGTGTACAATAAGGCGGACCTCTACATTCAGGAGCGCGGACGGCTCATTCACGAAACGCGTCTCCACAAGGGTGAGTTTCCCGACGGCACGATCGTCGAGTGCGACTATGGTGACCTCGGGTGGAGCGTCGTCAAGGTGCGCACCGACAAGACGTACCCGAACAACCGTCGGACCTATCTGCGTACGATCGTCAACCTCAGGGAGGATATACGACTCGAAGAATTTTATGCGCTAGTATCATCATGAGCCATAATACCAACCTATTAATGCGTCTATTGACCCCGCGCATGGACCCGATGACTCTCACGCGATTCGCGGCAACCAGTAGGAATGCACGCGCAATGTCCTCGTCAGAACGAAAACAAGTCAATCTGATAAAGAGACTCGTGCGTCGGCGTCAGGCTATCAAGAAACACTTTGAAAATCGACGCCCTGCGACTGCCGCACGACCAGCATTCAAAGGTCGTCTTACACAAGAGCTGTTCAATGCGAAAATGGCTGCACACGCACGTTCTCAAATGACACCGGCGGCTAGGCTACAAGTAAAGCTTCGCGCGCTCAGACTGCAGGCTGGTGGAGCTCACTGGAATTACCAGCAAGCGGGAACAAACGCCGCATGGAACCGTTTCGTGCGTGTTCACGTCAAGTCGGGTGGG